CTATATAGATTGTATTCAGAATCAATATGAGAACCATGAGTTCTAAACCCATCCATTTTTGGAACTACTAACGTCTTTCCAGCAACTCTTATGACAAATTCATCTTCATATTCTTCATATGACTGATTTTCCCTGAATTCTAACCAGTGCATGCATGCAGAATTTAGGTCTCTCCTTGAAACCTTTGACTCTTCGAAGACCTCTTGCCACAACTTGGAATTCATCCTGAAAACCTTTGCATCCTTTGGGGCTTGAGGATAGCTGACTCTCTGCCATGTCTGATCTCTTTCAGATTGTGATTCCTCCCTCTTAAATGAAGACAGCACTCCAGATATAAAAGTCCCTGATGATCCTGGATATTGGAGTGGCAAAAATTCAATGGGATCTATTTTCAAGATTTCTTGCCTCATCATTCGCTTAGTTTTTTCTTCACGCTTGCACAAGTTCACTATTGCTGACTTGCTCATGCTAGGAACAACACTCTTCATGTCTTTAACTTCCTGAACACCAGGGTCTTCATCAACATCAACATCAAGCCCTATTCTGAGCTTTTCAGGCTTGTCTGACAGCATCAGCAAATCAACAGCAGACATGAAGCTGTCATTTATCATGTAATTCTGAAGGATGTGACCATGTGATGAAGTGGTTGATGCAAAAAGTGGATCAATTCTGACTATCCCACCTATTTCCAGAGGTACATCAAATAGCCTGTCTCTTACTCGTCTGTAGACATCAAGGTTTCCGTTGGATTTGAGACTGTGGAGAGTCAATATGCTCTGTATCCAAAAAGATCCAACTACTGAGCCGTTCTTCCTCAAATATTCTTGTGCCTGACTAGAAGGGTAAAGCGAGATTTGATAGGGGTCGTATGAATGAGGGTAATCAATAAAAGCAAGCCTAGTCTTAATGTCAGGGTCAACAACACTCTTATTAGATCTGAACACTGAGTTGAACTCATGAACAAGATTGGTGAAAACACTTTTATACATGTTTCTTTTGATGCCATAGTCGTGCATAAAAATTACAATAATCATCAGAACAGTGTTCACCACTTTGTAGACTCCTTCTTCTCCAGCAGTATAAGAAAATGCTCTGTTTGAATCATCAGAAGTACAAATTCCAGTTGCAGACATTTCATACTCTGACAGCACCCCTTCAATTACTTCATTAGACAAATTTATGCAGTCAGAGTGAAGTATGCTAGATGTGTTTCCACCTACTCCCTGGAACATGCCAAACATTGCATTAAGATACTGCTTTTCAAAGCATCCTTCTTCTGTTCCTCCCATCATTGATGTCATTATCGACTGAGACTTTGTCACGCAATTTTTATCAGTTTCAAATCCCATATTTGTGAAGATTTCTTTTATCTTCTCATCATTTTCAGCTATTGTTTCATACAGTATATCTGGGAACTTGAAGACTTTTCTTCCGAGCTGTCTCAAAATTTCTCTGTTCATCTCATTTATAGTGAAATCTGCAGTCCTCATGGTCAAGACAGCGTAAAGACAGTAGCTCAACATAGAAGGACCCCAAGTTGAGGCATCTGCATTATCATAAAAGACCCTAGTGTTTTCATCATATGACCTGGATTCATACTTCCTGTACATGTTGCCAGCTATAGTGTCCTTATCTTTCTCCTCTATCAAGTTGGTGTACAAGCCCCTCTTTTTCTCATGTCTTCTAACCCCTCTTGCTTGTTCTTCTATGAGGTACATTCCGATCCTGAATGGCGAATTCAGAACAGCTATCTCCCTGTGACCAATCTGCTCAACCTTCTCAACCATTCTTGCCACGAAATTTTTCTTCTTGACCATGTTCATTCCAGCTACAGGCCATGCCCGATTTGTGCATTTCATGAGCCTTTCATAGTCCCCTTCTTTTATCTTAGGTTTGGAAATGTCATCTTCTTCAAATCTGAAGTCTACTTCCTCCCCAATTTCACCATCATAAT